TTTAAAGAACTCATGCGTTCTGCACTTTTCTGGCACATCATGTTGGATGACACTTATCTCAGTATAGCCTACAAGACCATTGTCAAAAAGAAGAAGATGATACGGCAACCATCAAATGTCTATGTCGAAGACTCTCGATTTACATTTCCCGTCGCCGATGCTTTTGGCCATCTTGGGAACAATGAATATTTCTGCCCTGATTGCTACGATCCAGAGAATGATAACTATGTCATCGCTGAACTGGGCAAACCTGTTCCTACTAAATGCCCAGAGCCAAACTGTGGTGGCCCACTCCTGCAGACTTGCTATGTCATGCAATTCCAAGATAAGACGAAACAAAGATTCGGGAGAGACGAAGTGATTCAGGAAAGCACAGACAGACTCCTTCCTAATCTCTTTGGTAATCCTAAGATCATATCCGTTTGGAAACAGCTTCTCACCATCAACAACATGGACGACTACAACGAGGAGGTCACTATGGAAGGCGGTGTTGGTGGGTTCATAGCATTCCCTGGGATGACCGAATCTGATGTCACGACTATGAAGAAAAAGATACAGAAAGAGGTGAATGAACGTAACAAGAAGGATGTGACCACTGGTAAGCGGCGGTCCAGCAAGAAGATCCATCATCTTATGATAAGTGTGAAAGACAAACCACCAGTATTCATTGGTGCTATGCCTAATCCCGCCGACATGCAGAGCTTTGAATTCTATACACTCTATCGTGACTCGATGTGTTCCGTCTTTGGAGTGACACCTATCTTCGTATCGGTCATTGAATCAGGAAAATCAGGCAACAATCCAAGAATGCAGATTGATGTCCAGAAGGGAACGACTCAGGAGAATCAACAGTTCCTCTCGGACTTGTGGAATAACAAAGTATTCCCACTCTTTGAGGTCACAGATTGGATGATCGAGTTTGGTTCTATTGAATTGGTTGATGAGCTGCGAGAGGCTCAAGTCTGGGAGCACAAAGCTAACGCTGCTAAGATGTTGACTGGCATTGGGTTTGATGTCACATTTGATGAACATGGCAATCTAGAGGTGAGTGGTGAACCAGAAGAAGGGTTTGAACCTCCCCCTGGGGAATCAACAGAACCAATGGCGGATGAGGTGAGTCCTGAGTCTGGCGATTGGCCTCCCGAATCTCCGACCAAGAAGAAAGGCAAGTTCGACCATCCTCCTGAAGCCACAGCAATTCGTGAAGAGATGGAAAAGAAATTCCTCAAGATCTTGAACAACGCACGAAAGCTTGGAGATGAGAAGGCGTCTTATGCTCAGGCAAAGAAGGTGATGGATGGGATCTTCAAGAGGACGATAGAGTGTGCGCGTTCATCTCTCGAATTCACTCTGAAGAGAGACCTGCCCGAACTACCGAAAGACGTTATGCAGAAACTCAAGAACATCCGAAATGAGAGGATGAGGAACTTCAGAAAACTACTACATGAGGAACTGAAACGGGAGAAGGAATGATGTCAATTGAGAAGGGTTGGCCATCATTCAAAAACATCAGGTGGAGATTGGGTCTCCTAGTCCAAGATTTCATCTCTCGACTCTGGATAAGAACCACTGCCGAAAGTGCAAAGGAGTTGGAAGAGGATATCGAGTATGAATGGGTCACGATGGGAGATGGGAACGTGTGCCCGATCTGTGAACCCAATTCGGGCAAGAGGTTCACTCAGAAAGAGTATGATGCTTTGGAGTTTCCTGCACATCACAATTGCCGTTGTTGGGTCATTGTCCATCGAAAGAAGAAATGAAAGAGAGATCGAATCAAGATTCGCGCCAAACACGAACACTCATTTTCAGCTATCAACTATGATGTTCTCTGAGTAACTATATACTGCAAACACATCCTAAACCCTTATGTAGCTTTTACCTGTTACTGAAGCATAGGTGTTTCTTCGATGACTGAAGCCGTTCCTAAAGCAAGGCCCATCTTTCTAGATGTTCCAATCACTCATATCTCAAAACAAGATAAGGATAGACGAGTCGTAGCAGGTTATGCTTCATTTGATGTGATCGACAGACAGAACGAGAAGATAACTCATGAAGCCATGCGTGAGGCTCTCAAGAACTTCATGGCGAACCCTGAGTACATGAACACTCATGTCATGCATGGGAACTGTGCTGTTGGCAAGGTCATCAAATCTTACACGGACAAGAACGGAGAGGTCTGGGAAACAAAGGTCGATGACACAGGAACGTTCATCGTATCCGAACTCAGGACGGATATCAAACGTGCGGTCCAGACTTGGGAGCTCATTGAGAAGAGAGTTCTGAAGTCGTATTCGATTGGTGGACTTGCACTCAATCCGAAAGAACTTGTCTGTAATAATGGATCGTGCCACTGGGAGATAGACAAGCTTGAGATCCACGAGTTCTCCTATGTGGACAGACCTGCCGTGAAAGGTGCGGATTTCATTATTGTGAAAAAGGAGTCCCTCATATCTTCAATGAGCTCTCCCTCGAACACAATAGCTCCTACGATGAATGAGGAGGATAATCTTAATAAGGAAGAAACTCCTAATCCAGACACGATTATCATGGCAGACTCTCAAGCGGAACCAGCCACAGCAAAAACGGCTGAACCCAAAGCTAAGCCCAAGAAAGCGGCACCCAAGAAAGCCGCAAAGAAAGAGGCCAAACCAGACCCAGTTATTTCTTCTGAACCAGAAACTACTGAGAAGGCCGATGCCACTCCTATCCTATTGGAGATCAAAGGCATGCTTGAGAAGCTCACAGCAGGTCTTGCTGCGATGCAGCCCGAACCCACTGAGCCTAAGAAGTTCGACTATCCAGCCGAGCAGATGGAGGCACTTGCTCTCCAGTACGGAGAGGAGAAGTCTTTCCATATCCTAGAGCTCATTGGTGATGAGGCATTCAAACTCCTTACAGTCACAAAGGACGAGGAAGAGGAAAAGGTAGAGGAACCGAAAGAGGAACCCGCACCTGAACCAGAAGCCGAACCCGAAGTGGCTGAAGAGGTTCCAGCTGAAGAGGCTGTTGAACCAGTTGCCGAGCCAACTGAAAAGATGATCCCCGAAACCCCCGAAAGTACAATTGAACAGATGGTGGAAGCACAAGTCGAATCCACTCTTGCAAAGTACTCAAGGGGTCAGAAACGTAGCCCCGTTCCGGTCATTGGTGAAACACCATCACGATCACTGATGGACATTCACAACATGGACTGGTCTGAGGTCGATGAGCTGGCATCAAGAGGTGCATGAATATGGCAGAGTCTAACCCGCACAAATTCCCAAGATTCAACACTATGAAAGAGATGATGGACCATTATTATCCAGCATCTTCTGATGAAATCCAGAAGGCTGATGCCCCACTCCTTTCCAGTACCACAGGTTGGTACAATGTCGTCTACGGCTCAAAGGTCTGGGCACAGCTCAACTACGAGGCAAACGTTTTTGCCATGCTCCCCAAGAAGCCCTGGACCAAATCAGGCTTCCGAGTTGAATCAGCATATCCTGTTGCAGCTGCTAGCTGGCCCACTGGTGGAGTGGCTGAGAATGCTGTCATCACTGATTCAGATTCACTCATGCCCACATGGGTCGAGGTGGGTGATGCACCGAAGACTGTGCTACACTTCTTCGACTCAAGTAATCTAGCAGCTTTCCTTGCTGGTGTTGACGATTCCGTTGACGCGATAGCAGAGCTGCGCAAAGCCATTGGTCTGTACCATGTGGAACAGATCAATGAGATGCTCATGACCAATGTCACAACCCTAGCAGGTGATAACATCGAGTCTATTGATCGGATGGTATCAAGCTACGATGAGGTCACAAACTGTGCTGATGTTGATGCTGGAGACAGCGATGTCTACGGAATGGACAGAGACGCAGCTGCCACATGGTACGATGCAATCGTGAACGAGAACGCTGACACGGACCGAGTTCTAACCCTCAAGGTCATTGACGAGACCTTGAAGGATGTCATGACCGCAGGCGGGAAGCCAAAGGTCATCTTGACCGGCTACGACACACTCTTTGAGTGGCAGAGCCTCTTGGAAGCACAGCGAAGATACATGCAGACCACAAAAGTCATGCCATCTTTTGGAGGCGTCCGAGGAGCAGTTCCTGGGATCGAGGCAGGATTCATGGTGGCAACATATCACGGAATCCCGATAATCCCGACCCACAGATGCACCAAGTCAGGTGCGTTGAGCAACATCTTCATGCTTGACACTGACTATCTGTACTTGAAGGTTGCAAGACCGACACAGTACGAGGAGTCCAGTGATGTGCTTGCGCTTGACAGGCTAGGAATGCGAGGAGCCTATCACACTATGGCAGAGCTCACTTGCACAAGATTCAATGTTCAGGCCAAGATTCGTGACCTGAAAGCAGCATAATCATAGAGTAAGGTGAACCAAAGAAATGGCATTCAGTTCAACGATAACGGACAGAGGAGTTTTCGGTTCGAAGCGATGTGCATGGGGCACTTACACGAACGCATCTTCAAGCACAGGTGGAGATATCGAGACCGGCCTTGAGAGTGTGGAGTACATCCAGCTCCAAGAGAAAGGCACAGCTGTTCAGGTAGCTGGTGGTGCTGTGGTGAACGAAACACTTCCTGTCAGTGGTGGAATCACAATAGTCACTGTTGCTGATGACTGTGGTTTCTGGTTTGCAATCGGAAGGTAGAGATACCTTCCAATCTCTCTCTTTCTTAACGATTATAAAGAGAATGACCAATATTCACTTATACTCAAAGCTCATATCAATGACTCAGTGGGTATCAGGTGATATCACGGAGATGAGCCAGTGGATCCAAAGGATATAGCCGAAGAACATCGTAAGTATCTTGAACTCAAGGACAATCCACAGAGGGTCAGCACATCCGCAATCTTCAAGCTTGTGAGTGATGGTCAGATTAATGTGGCAGGGAGATTATCTGTCCTTGAAACCAAGCAAGATCAGACCCGTACTGATATCTGTACTCTTGATAAGAAGGTCGAGAAAGTCACTGAGGAGATAGATGCTCGCGTATCGAGGTACAAGAACGAGTATGATGTCCAGACCGTAGTGACTGCAGGAAACACAGCCAAGTTCGAGGAGAGGTTCAACTGGCAAGACAAGATGCAGAAGGTACTCCTTGCGTTTCTCATCTCCATCTTAGGATTTCTCTTGATCATCTTTGGCATTCCAATTCCGTTCCCTTGACACCAATGCTTTTATATCTCGAAGTGTTCTAATCTCTCAGTGAGCAATCATGGCCATCGTAGTCAAGACAGATGTAGCAACCGATTATGAGAGCATCAAGCTAGTCCTAGCAGCTCTGATAGCAGCTTCTACAATCACGACCTATCATGACACCTTCGTTCTCAAGGATGGTGCTAGTAGGTACATCGTTATTCTTGTCTATGACGGCACGTAAACGCAATTAAGGTGAACAGAATGAGTGTGAAAGAGCAGCTCGAACATCACATTGTCTACAAGGTTGAGAAGTTCAAGGCTAAGAACAGTGAGGAGATCAAGGAGAAGAAACTGAAGCCCTTTGATGTGGCGGTATCCGATCCTGTTGCGATCTCATTGAACTGTCTATTGAATGAGGGAATTACTGAGCTTATCAATCTCATCTGCAATATTGGTACTCCGGTAGCATGGGACAATACCAATGCTAGACTTGGAGTTGGTGATGACGCGACAGCTCCTTCTGCTTCACAGACCGGGTTGCTCGCAGTCACGAACAAACTATACAAGGCCATGAATGCTACTTATCCACAGGTTTCTGGTCAAGACGCGATATGGCAGTCCGACTTTATTGATACCGAGGCTGAGTGGGCATGGCTTGAGGAAACCATCTCGAACACAGTAGACAATGCTGGTGACAACCTTTGCAGACAGAACACCTCACTTGGTACTAAGCCAGCAGGTCAGACTTGGAGATTGACCGCGACAATCACTTTTAGCTGAACTCTATGAGCTTAACCTTTAAGTTCATGTTGTCCTTATTCTGACTGAGGATTCAGAATGCCTTGGGTCAGAGAAGGTTCTTGTAATCAGTGTGGCAAATGTTGTCTGAACGAGATGTTCTATGCTCCAATGCTTGATGAGAGAGGAAGATGTATCTATCTAGTCAAGACTGATACCGGATATGGATGTAAGATTAGGTTAGATCCTAATGGTATTCCGAAGGAGCATCTTGAATACTGGAAGCGTGAGTGTGAACCATATCCCGATCCCAAGAGTCCTGCTCACACTCCTCCAATTCATAAGTTGATGGATGGTTGTGGTTTCAGGATGGTGAAGATAGATGGCAAGTGAGGCACAGAACGCATCCTTTCTAGAAGTAGCTGGTGCATGGACAAATGAGTCTAACTTCACAGGAACACATGACAGTTCATGTATGAGCACTACATCAGGATCTGTGGTATCTGGTGAGTTCTCATTTGACTTTGCTGATGTGAGTGGAACGATTGTTGGTATCGAGGTCTTGATTCATCGAGCATGGGGAGGTAACGATTTTGCCAATGTCGAGCTCTACGATTCTACATCTACTTGGAGATTGAAGGCAACAGCAGCTAATGGTGTAGCTGGTTGTGCGAATGCGACTGATGCCGTCATTGGTACTCCTACTGATCTATGGGGCGGTACTTGGACAGCTGCTCATATTAAATCATCAGCATTCAGGATTCGTGTCACAAGTGTCATCCAGGGTAAGAACGATGCGAACTGGGATGCTGACCACTGCACTGTCACTGTCTACTACACTGTTGGTGTGATCGACAAGGACATGGCTGATACAGGAGCTGGGAGTGAAGTCTTCGCCAAGACGATTACTCTCTTAGGTAAGTCCTTTGTAGATACTGGAGCAGGAGCTGACGTTCTCACGAACACATTCCGAGCTATGGGATTTGCCGATACTGGACTAGGAACCGATGTGTTCTCTATCGGGTTCAAGGCTCTCGGATTCGTTGACAGTGGTGCAGGAGCAGATGTATTCACTCTCATCAGACTTCTTGACATGGTAGATGTAGGAGCTGGTGCGGATGTAATCACCCTCACACGACCAATGTATTTCTCAGATGTTGGTGGGGGAGCTGATGTATTCACCAATCCATATCGAGAGGTGGAATTCTCAGATGTTGGAGTAGGATCTGATGTTTTCACTATCGTCTTCAAGTCACTCGGATTTGATGACACAGGAGCAGGTGTTGACGTATTCACCATCATAAGGTTCTTCGACTTCGCTGATACTGGTAGCGGTGTCGATGTGATGACTCTCACTCGCCCAATCTATATGACAGATGTAGGGAGTGGGTCAGATGCGTTCACAATCCCGTATAGGGCAATGGGCTTTGTGGATACTGGTCTTGGTAGTGATGTATTCCAGACACTTCTTCGTCTGATGGGTTTCACTGACACAGGTGTTGGAGTTGAAGACTTCTTCCTTCTTGCCGAGAAAGGGTTTGTGGATGCGGGTGCTGGTTCTGATGTATTCTCGAAGGCAATCACTCAGCTTGTGAAAGCCTTCGTAGATGCTGGTTCTGGTCTAGACGTATTCACTACTCCGCATAGGGAGATGGAGTTCATTGACGTTGGTAGTGGAACTGATGTCATGTATCTCACCCGGTTCCTCGACTTCACTGATGTCGGAGCTGGGGTCGATGCCTTCGGGAAGACCGTTCCTTCTGGTGTCATTGACAAGTTCGTTGTGGACACTGGCTATGGTCTTGAGGTATTCACCCACTTTCTATTATTGGACTTTGATGATGCTGGAGCAGGTCTTGACGTATTCCTGGTCACAAAGCCTGAGATCATTGTCAAGATCTCGGATGAGGATTTCCTGCAAGTGGGGGTAACAGCAGGGGAACTCTCCCAAATCCTTATCACAGACGGAGCACTTAGTCAAGTGAAGATTACAGAGGAGGATATCTGAATGCCTTATTATCCTGAACAGACTCTCTCAAAGTACATCTACTTCAAGGACAAGGATGATGCAGCTGTTGATCCCGACTCGAACAGTTGTGAGATATTTGACCCAGAGGGAACTTCCAAGGCAACACCAACTCTGATGTCTGGTGTGACAGGCACATATGAGTTGAACTACAACATTCCTGCTGATGCGATAAGGGGAGATTGGACCATCGTGGTCGAGGGAGTCATCGGAACGTACAAGGGAATCCAGAGGTTCTACTTCGAAGTGGAGATGATTCAAAAATGAGTTACAATCCAGAGTTCACAAATCTATCATCTGTGTCAGCACTCACGGGTGAGACGATTGACGATACCAGCGATCCCAACACCTCTCAAGTCCTCGAATGGATTGAGGAAGTCGAGAAGGAGATGGTTGCCAAGGGATATTCCACAGAAGCACTCACAGGCATCATAATGGATATCCCAGAGGGAGATGCTAGTCGTTCTGATCCAGTGGTCAGCTGGATATATGATGACGTCTCGTTCTCATCAGGGAAAGTCATCTTACTTCCTCGCACTCCTTTCATTTCGGTGGCGAATGTCCAACGCAACGTTGCAGGTTATTCACAAGATCCTGATTGGGAGGATCTTACAGAAGGCCCTGGCGCCTCCTCGCATTTCTTGATAATCCGCAATCCGTACAAGGCCGGTCTGCGTGGTGTGGCTCTCTATTTCTACAGTAATGCTCCATCTGTAGGATTCCAGAAACTCAAGCTCGATTACACTTGGGGATACGACCTTCCAGCGACCGTACTCAGAGAGTATGCCACCTGTAAGGCGAGCATCATGCTCCTCTATTCCAAGTATCTCAGGAAAGAACCCATCTTCGACCTCAACATAGCAGGCTTGAGTTCCAAGCTCAATCCGTTCACTAATGTTCATGTCTACATCCTTGAAAGACTGGAGGCTATCAAAGAGCAATGGCTTCCAAGTGAATACATAGGAGCAGCTATGCTTCCATAGGAGATAATTATATGCCGGTGAGTCACAGAATCGAGCAGATGCTTGATAACCAAGGCCAGTCAGTCACCATCCGCAAGAAGACTGTGGGATCTGTGGATGAATTCAATCGACCTACTCATACATGGTCAGATGAGGCCACTGAGACAGCCCTTCTCACGAGTCCGACAGTCAAGACATTCGCTGAAGTGGCTTGGATATATGCTGGTCAGATGGAGAGCAGAGATAGAATGGCCTACTTCAAACTTGATTCTGTCGTGGCTGAGGGAAAGAGAATAATCACACAATCAGGAGAGAGGTATGAGGTATCTGTACTCGATACTCCTATCATCTTTGGTCAACAGTGCCTTAAGGTGGCAATTCTCAGGAGGCTCACAGAACAATGAGTAATCGTCTTGTTTGGCGGAAGCATCGTGAGTCGGCTGATAGAGAGAAAGTCTATGGACGAAAGAAGTTGGTGAAGAAGAATGGCTCAGACAAATCCTAAGACACTCATCATCTCACTTCTGAAGGATCTAATCCTTGTCTATGAGGATGGTCCAGGCCCTCAGATCACGGGTGTCGTTGCTGGAACATGGTATGATAAGCATATCCTTGGAGATGACAAGTGGATGGTCACAGTCGGACCAACTATTGGTGGCGATTTAGTACCTGATGACATTGGAGCTAACACCTGGAATCTCAAGAACATTCTTGTTGTCAACATCTGGGTTCCTATCCTTGAGAATGCCAACTACATTCCTGAACGGTTGAGATTCAGCATCAAAGAAGAAATCAAGCGATTGCTCATGGCAAAGCTGGTCGATCCTGCTGGAGATGTTCGATTTCTTCATCTCTCCAATTGGCGCGACTTAGACGACAGGGAGAATGACATGCTGCGAATCGAGTGTACTGTACAAGTCGAATGGAACGAGTAAGATGAGTGTATCTGAAAAAGCTGGATATTGGACAGGCAAGAAATTCACTGAAGGGCACAAGAGAAGAATGTCTGAAGCTAAGATAGGTAATAGGCATCCTTTGTATGGCAAGACTCATTCTAGTGAAACCAGACGCAAGATATCTGAATCAAAGAAAGGAAAGAAGAAATCTGAAGAGCACAAACAAAAGATCTCAGCAGCGCGTCAAGGAATATCTCTTGAAGAGTGGATGGGTTATACATCCTTTGCACCATATTGTCATTTATTTGATTTCGAGTTGAAGGAGAAGATTAGAAATCGTGATGGGCGAAAATGTGTTCTTTGTGGGAAATCAGAGATTCTTAATGGTAGACGATTGTCAGTTCATCACATTAATGGAGATAAAATGCAAGGCTGTAATGGAAAACCTTGGTATCTTTGTACGTTATGTCAGTCTTGCAATACAAAAACGGATACTCTAGAGAAGGAATTCTTAATAGTCGCCAATTCGAGCCAGTGACGTTCCTTGTGACGGCAACCTTAATAACTATGAGCTCATAATCACTAAACAACTGGTGTAACTTATCATGTCGCTAAAAGGTTGGGAAGGTGCTCTTCGAGTAGGTGCTACCATTGCTAATGCTGAAGGTTCCGGTACTGATGAGGTCGGTGTCCAGAGTGTTGCCACTAGCTTTGGGAATGCTGCTGAAGCACTCTACGCACTTGGTTCTCGTGAACCGCAGGAGATCAAGGAGGGCAACATTGACATCTCTCTCGATATTTCCGCATATTACCAAGGCTCAGCTCCTACTAATTGGTCTGCAAAGGCAGGAGTAGGCTCAACTGGTGCTCTCACAGAATATTACGTAGCACTCTATCCCAATGGAGCTACAGCTACGGAACCAGAGATACGACTTCTTGGTAAGTTCAGTGATTGGTCTCTTGATGTGTCACAGGATGGGGTTGCTACCGAATCTATCACATTCGTTGGAAAGGTCGTAGCAGTAGGAGCAGCTTTCATAGGGTAGTGATGAGTTAGATGCCAGTGTATCCATGCCCTAATGGTAAATTCCGAATAGGAACTGGTCCTTGCATCTATACAACGAGGGAAGCAGCAGAAAGGGCTTGGCAAGGATATCGCACAGCGAGAGGGAAACCTAAAGAACCTCGAAGAGATGGTTCTGGTAGAGGCAGACGCGATAACCGAGGTCGAGGTGGTTGTCCTACCACTGAACCAACAGGACGAGGACGGAGGTCAACTTAATGAGTGTGAAGGGTTGGGAAGGAGCAGTCAAGTATTCGAACCGTATCGTGACCGAGAACGTTGGTACTGGGAACGATGTTCTTGTTGATTTTGATTTGGACTATGAGGCAGATGACGAGCTTGGTGAGATCACCGATTTAGCCACTAAGATTGAGGTCTTTCTTGATGGCGTCCTCCAGGCAGTCACAGCCGTCTACACACTCGATGGTGACGGTGGAGCAGCCGGAGTTGGGCAGGTCACATTCAACACAGCACCTACGAATGGCGTTGTGATTACAGTCAGTTATTACACCTATCAGGTCATCGGCTACATCCAGTCTGTCGGTATCACTCATGGAAACAATGTTGTACCAGTTCATGAGCTAGGCAAACGTGAACCAGTCGAGCTTAAAGAGGGTAACATAGACATCTCACTTTCTTTTGACCGTTGTTTCATCAAGCTCGGTCTTATCTCGATGGTGGCACATAAGATCGATGCACTTAGAGGATGGCTCTCTGCTGAAGAGTTTGATATTGATGTTCTTCCAAAGGGAGATTCTGGTGGTAATCCACTTCTCACAGTGAGGGGCAAGTTTGGTGATTACAGTCTTTCCATGCCACAAGATGGATTGCTCATGGACTCAGTAGGATTTGTTGGCAAGACGATCACTGCCACTACAGTATAGGGGATTATTACCTCATAAGAGGTATTCATCATCAGGAGATACATAGATGGGACACATGGGTACTATTGAATTAGTGAGGGAAGAAGACCTCAATATGTGGGTGAGCTTTGGTTTCATTCTCAACGGAAGCATGAAAAGTTTCGTAGAGATACGTGACATGATCGAAGCCTACATGGACGAGAAGAAGGGAGAGTATCTCATTCACAGTACTTGTGCTGCAAACAAGCTTTTCATCGTCAAGGAGAAAGATTACGAAAAACTGAAGGCATATGATAATGATTGAACTGTTGTGTTGCATTTTACTAGGAATCGAAGCCTATGCCGTTTCATTCCTTGTAAAAGACGCATACAACATTTGGAGAGGTAAGATTGTATCCTGAAGTGATGAGGATGTGGATGATGTTGAACTTTGCTTTCTATGTTGTGTTTTCATCTCCGGCAATCCTTATCACGATTGGACTTCATATCTTCAGTAAGTGGCATAGGAATAAGTATCCAAAGAAGAAGACGAAGGACGAACAGATCAAAGGTCTGAAGGGTTGCATTGAGAACTTACAGGTTGAGAACGAGGACTACAAGGCAACGGTCAGTGAGATGACGGGGGTCATCGCACTGATGAGATTGGACGATGCAAAGGGCGAACAAACCAATACTATCAACGGAGAGTGAACATCATATCAGAAGACAAGAAACCACAAACAAAGAAGAAGAGAGAAGCTGACCATTTGAAGTCTGTGAAGGACAAGGCCATGCTCACATACTTCGATGCTGAGAAGCAAGAAGTCAAGTCTCTCAAAGAGATTCTTGAGAAGACTAAGCAAGTACAGGAGGTATTTATTCCTATTCTTGGTTGCAAGCTCAAGATTGGTCATATCAACATGCTTGAGTTCTCAGAGATAATGGATGTCGGAGCTGACGACAAGAACAAGATGGCGATAGATATGCTCTTTCGTCTTCTTCATAGTGCTGATCCATCAGTCGTCTTGGAGGACATTCAACAGCTTCCATTCCAGGTCACCACAGCTATCATCGAGCAAGTGATGGGTAGCGGGATGGGGTTTCCAAAGGTATCGACCTAGTGCATAATCCAATGGGTTACATGCTCTGGTTGGTCCTTCACGAGTTCCCACAATATGATCTCAAGAGTGTCGGAGACCTCACTCTCACAGAGATAGGATTTTTATTAGGAGGTGTGCAGAGATATCACACCGGAAAATCTGGTGAAAGAAGATGAGCAAGAAGAGTCCATTTGGCTTAGAGGTTGCTGGCCTTGAGATGGTGCAACGGTTGATGGACGAAATACCTGAGAAACTCAAGAAATCATCTGAGGTCATCACCGAAGAGTATGCTCTCATGATGGTCACTGAGGCAAAGCGAATAGTTCCAGTGGATACAGGACATCTTCGTGACAACATCTTTGCCCGCCAGGAAGCACCGATGAAATATCTCCTTCTTGCTACGCCTCATTATGCTGCTTATGTCGAGCTTGGCACTTGCAAAATGGCAGCTCAGCCCTATATGCGGCCTGCAGTTCAGAAGTATCTTCGTGAGTATGTCGCAGCTATCAGGGATGACAATATGAGCAGAATCCGAAAGCTGATTAAGAGGTTCCAGCATGTCGTTACACGAATTAGAGGTGGATAGAAAATGAGTGTAGCTCCCGGTTCTGTTGTCATTACTCTGAGAGCCGTTGACAAAGCCAGTGGCACTATGGGTAAGGTCAAAGCCTCCATGTCTCTTCTTGCGAATCAGATCAGTCAGTTGGGCGGTGGATTCCAAGCTGCAGGAAACATCATGCAGGGATTCGCAGGTGCAGGTGTCGTTGGTGCCGTCACTGTTGCTGTTGGTGAAGTGATCAAGATATTCCAGGACTCTCTTGTTGCTTTCACTGATTTCGAAACGGCTCTGATTGATGTGTCTTCAGCATCGGGTCTTGCAGGTGATGCTCTTATCCAGTTGGAGGAAGAGCTACAGGCAGCTGCGAAGGTAGCAGGTGTCGAATTTGGTGTCGGTGCTACTGAAGCTATGAAGGCTCTTGAGTCCTTGGTCAAAGCTGGTCTTGAGGGCGAGGATGCTATCAAGGCTCTCAATGGAGCTCTCGCGCTTGCAAAGATAGAATCCATCTCCACTGCTGAGGCTTCTGATATGCTTATTGGAGTTTTGGGGATGTTCAAGCTCTCTGCTGAAGAAGCTGCTCATGCCACTGATGTTCTCGTCAATGCTTCTGTTCAAGGTATCGGCACAGCTGCTCAATTTGCACGAGGTCTCGCTTATGTCGGTGGGCGGGCCGAGGCTCTTGGATTCTCCCTTGAGGAGACCACAGCTGCATTGGTCGCCATGAACAATCAAGGAATCAACGCCACTTCTGCAGGTCAATATCTGAACATGATGTTCACAGCTCTTATCACAAAGTCGGACAAGCTTGGATTCTCAATCTACGATGCCAACGGCCAGATGCTCTCGCTTGCTGAGATCTCAGGCAACCTCGTGACTAGGCTTCAGGAGTTTGAAACTCAAGAAGAGAGAAACGCTTACATGACGGAAGTGTTTGGTGCAAGGGCGGGAATAGCAGCCAATGCCCTCATGGGGCTTGGTGATTCTGGAGATGAAGTCACTGCTATCCTTGCGGAGATGACAGAAAATCTTGGTACTACTGGTACGGCTATGGGGATCGTGGATGCCAAGACAGACACCCTTGCTGGCACTCAGGCGAGATTGGATGCCGTCATGGAAAATCTTCAGCTGACATTGGGGGAAGGATTGGCTCCGGTCATGGAGTTCGTTGCTGAGATTCTTGAGAACTACTTGATCCCACTTCTCGAAGATGTCATTCCTCCCATCGTGGCGATCATCGCTAACGTGATGACTCTAATCAAATTCTTTGTCAACTGGGGCAAGGTGATAGCTCACTATGTCCAACCCATCATCAGCAGCTTGATTGCCTATCTCGAACCACTGATAGATGCGTTCATGCTGATTGCTGATACCATTGCTTACTTCATATCGACTACTATGGAGAGGTGGGATAATTTTGCTACCAATCTTGATGAGGGGACTGAAGACATAATTGATACAGCTGAGTTACTAGAGGACGCTTTTGATAATGTGGCTGATGAGGTTGTTGAGTCCTTCGAAGAGATTGATGATGGGTTAGATAATTTGGCCGATAACATGGCTTCTACTTGGGACACTATCATCAGCGACACCAATTCTCAGATTCAATCAGGTCTTCTAGGTGAAGCTCAGAAGGGAATCCACGACTTCGTTAACTGCACTGTGAACAAGCAGGCTGAGATGGTTGAGCAGATAGATGGATACCTTGAGGATCTTCATACCTCGTATGTTGAGAATAGGATAAAGATTGCAGAACTTCTTGCAGCTGGTAAGAACGCTGAAGCTGCGATGCTGATGAAGGCGAACGAGGAGATTGCTGCTAAGATTCGTCAGCTTGAGGATTGGAGAAACCAGCTCATTTACGACTCATGGAACGAGACCAATGCAATAATCCTTGCAGCATTGCAGGAACAAGAGGATATGCTTCATCGAAGCATAGACACAATCGAGTCTATCACTGCTGATGTTGGTAAGGAGCTGGAGAGGGCGATAGATGTCAAACATCTAATCATGGACAGGCGCGAGTTACCCGTGGCTGATGGTGGAGCTAGGACTCTTCCAGTTGCTAGTCCCATCACCAATAATATAACTCTTGAGTTCGACAGTGCTATCACTGACTTTGATGCTCGTGAGCATGCAGAGGCAATCTTGAGAGAGCTGAGAGCTCTACAGGAAGAGGAACAGATAGGTAGGTTTGCATTACGATGACGTATAGAGTGCTAATTGATGGTATAGACAGAACTACAATGCTTATCGATGACGGATTCACAATCGCACAGGTCGAGTCTGGTATCCGCAGGGCAACTATCAAGCTCTATGAGCAGCTGTATTCTCTAGGTGACGAGCTCAAGATATATGTGAATGATGTGCTCAAGTTTCAGGGCGACATCGACAAAGAGATGGTCAGACCGGGTGAGTTCACTGCATTCGCAAGTGATCTTCTCATCGTCCTCCCAGATGAGAATGTCTGTAGTGAGGGTCACTATGAGTATGTCAATCAGGACTACACTCTCATTCTCAAGGATCTCTTGGACTACTATTGTAATGGAGTGTTCGATGTCACGAACGTAGACACCACTGGGATGCAATGTGGTCACATTAATCTACAGGACAAGCAGTTGAGTGACGCAGTCAAGATTATAGCCAAGCGTTCCCAACATGTCTTCTGGTTGGAACCTCCCAACATCCTCTACTTCAAGGAGAAGGGCACTGTCGGTTCTGGTTACACTGCCATCTACGGTACTAATATCGAGGACATCAATATCATTCGAGACACCTTCACAAAGACGAAGGTAGTCATTCGGATGCGTGTTGGTTCGGTCACTGTCGGGACTGGTTCTCGAATAGCTGTCTTTGCTGATGACACTATCACGACCGAGGACGAGGCTGAGGATGTTGGTAATGCTATCCTGGAGGAGATGCAGGATGTCCAGATACGAGGTGAGTTGACTCTCGCTGAATGTCGTCATGACATCGTACCTGGTACTACCATTCAACTTGAGGCTCCACAGTTCGGATTCAACAATGAGCCTCTCATGGTCAAGTCAGTCACTTACTCTCCTTTCAAGACAAGGCTCGTGATTGGGACACTGACAGCTATGATTGAGGGGAAGCTCGTTGATTTCGAGGATAGAATCAGGAACATCGAGAACCGTGGTATCTCATGGCTCTTCATGTGTCAGGCTAGAGAACAGACAATGGCTGTCTGTGGTACTAACTGTGAACAGAGTTGTCAGATCACCTGTGAGACTATTGCCGGATGTGTGACTGCTTGCCAGGAGGGTGAGTGTCAAAGCGCCTGTCAGGATACTGACCAAGTCACTTGTCTTCAGTTTCAGCAGATTTGTGGTGAGGGTGGTGTCTGTCAGGCTGCTTGTCAAGCTGGCCATGGATGCGAGCTGACCTGTCAGATACAGTGTCAGGAGTCGTGTCAGACACAATGTCAAGTAGATTGTCAACATGCATGTCAGGGTGGATGCGAGACCACATGTCAGGGTCTATGTGAAACATCACCCTGTCAGATCATCTGCGAGGTCACATGTGAAGTTGATTGTGAGATTGTTTGTAATGCCGGATGTGAAATCGATTGTCAGACCGGTTGTGAAACTACACCATGTCAGACAGGATGCGAAACCACTTGCGAGGCCACTTGCGAGACATCTTGTCAGATAGGATGTGAACAGCAGCTATTGTGTTGCGGGACCATTGGTCCTATCTGAACAAAGAGCAACAATGGAGATTAGAAGATGGAAAAGAAAGAACCAATATGTAGAGATTCGGGAAAAAAGATAAAGCAGACACCATACTTCATCGGCCTCTGGTTGACTGATGGATGCAATCTCAAATGCAGGTACTGTTTTCAGGATAGGTATAAGCCCATCAACGTCATGAGTCAGGATGTACTTGACCAGACCATCAAATACATCAACGAGTCAAAACCGCAAGGACTTGCGTTCTTTGGTGGTGAACCTCTTCTTGCTCAGAAAGCCATGAAACAGATTCTTGCAAAGACTGATGTTTCGAGATATTATCTTACTACCAATGGTACTCTTCTCAACGATGACATCTTCGACTGGCTTGAGTTCCATAAGGTACACATTAATCTGAGCCTTGATGGTGACATGCAGACTGTAGACTATTGGAGTGACTTTAGCTACGTGCGTTTGTTGGATTTCTTTTGTGGGATACTCCTTTTC